TGTGGCAAAGCCTGTATTGGGTTGAATAAGAATTGCAAATCAGATTTACCGGATAAACCCTCCCAAGAAAAAGTCGATAAACTCAGAGCCGCAGCAGGGAAATTTAAAGCTGTTCAGGATGACCCAACCAAGAAGCAAGAAGATAATAAATTAACTCCAAAGCCACCGGAAACAAAACCGACACTAGCGAACGAAGATAAAATGCGCGATACACTAAAGAAAGCTATCGCGGAAAATGAGTTGAATAAAAGTTTAGCAGAAACAGCTTATCAAAAATACCACCAGTATCAAAACGGACTAAAAAATGAAGCAGAAGGTTTATCATCTCGGTCTATCGCTAATTTATATCAAATCCCCCACGCCACTGCTGTAGCTAGAATTAACGGACTTAGAGAAGCTGTTGGACTAGGAGGGTCTAATGCTGTATCTGTTGACAAAGAATTAGGGGGAAGAATTAACGACCTTTTAAATAATGGGAAACAAATTAAAATTAATTTGTCAGGCGGTCAACTAAAAGATCAGAAAAAAGAACCAAGTCAAACAACAATTAATGCTGACAAAAAATGGTCTGACTTTTTAGAATCTAAAAATGTTACAGAGAAAGGACTTAGAAAACTAGACCCTGAGACTAGAAAGAAAATTACAGAAGAATTTGAAAATACTCGGATTGAAGAAAGGGCTCAGGAGTCAAGAAAAAGGAAAGGTCTATCACTACCTGAAGACCCCAAACCATCCCCAGATTCAACAGGGGTTAAGGGTGCGGGGGGTAAATCGGTTGATCAACAATATAAGGATATTATTGCCAGTTCTAAAGATCCAAAGGGAACAGAGGAAGCTATAGCAGAGGCTTTATCCGGCACTTTGGATTACAAAAAACAAACCTATGAGCGATATTTAGCAGCACAGGCAAGTGGAACAGTCCCGCCAGGATATGAAAAGCGTTATCAGGAACATATTGATCAATATAAACCCGTTATTGAAGCGGAGCAATTCTTTAACGAGAGAAGACAGAAGGCGGTCAATGGCGACTTTGAAACAGAAGCCGAAGTAATGGCTTATATGGGGTCATTGAAAGGGAAATATAAAAACAGTTATGAATTTTACGACAGCCCAGAATATACCGAAAAAAGAAGTAAAATAGAATCAATAATTAAGAATAATTACGAACTTCCCCCACCTTTATCTGGCAATATCCCGCGCAGTGAATTAAAGAAAACTTTAAGCCCAGGGGATAAATTGTTGGTGAAAGAAAACACCTATGGCTCTATGGGGAGTTCGGGAAATAATAATATTCCTACTGGGTACAACATCGGGGAAGGGGGAGAAGTAACCAAGGTTGCTGTCACGAATGTTGTGGCTAAAAAGCAATATAGCGGTCAACAAAACGCATTTGAGTCTAAGACTCCAATGAAAGACATTACTCATGTCATCCGAGATGGTAAACGTTACAAAGTAGATGATTCTGATAGTTCCCCCAACGACTTAAAGCCTGATGCCCCCCAATCCCAGAAAGCAGTAAAACAAAAGTCAGTAAAACAGAAAACAATAAAAGTTCAGGAGGTGCGATCGCCACAAGAATCCCCCTTAGTCCCGAAAGAGGAAATAGTCAAAGAGACTCCTAAATTAATAGGAGATGGAACCCACGACGGAACCCCTAAAAACGCACAAGAATACTACGAGGCGATGGTTAAAAAAGGGGAAAACATTACTATAGAGGAGGCTGAGAAAATCATTAAATCAGTCAAAAGATGGATCACAGACTCCGATGAGGTCAGAGACGATCAAAAAGATGGGAGGCCAAATAAAAACGAGGAAAATATCAATAGGTTCATGAAAAGCATGACACCCTATGATGGGGATGTAAGTAGAGGGATTCTTTTTAATAGTAGAGAAGAAGTTGAGACGTGGTTAAAAGGGGATGAAAACGGCGTTTTAGACAACCAAAAAGCTCATGCTTCATGGACTTCTGATGACAAAGTAGCTTATGATTTTTCAAAAGCTAGCTACAAAGAAAATCCATCTTTGTCTCAATATGTAGAAGGAGCTTATCCTGTTATTATCAAGGCAAAAAACAAGACGGGGGTATCAATTAAGGATGTAGGACTAAAGCCTCAAGAATCGGAAGTTATTGTTTCAAAAGATGCCAAGCACAAAGTTAAGAGTGTTACTGAGAAAAATGGCATATTCTATGTAGAAACCGAAGAAATTTAATCAAGGACAAATTTATTTTCTGTTCGTCCAAAGTAAAAATGATATAATTTAATAATAATTGCCTCTCGCGGTGTTTACGCACTACGAGAGGCTTGTAAACCAACGCTTTCAAGGAGATGGTTCACCATGTCAGACATTATACGATCAATCCGTGCCGAAATGGTATTAGGCAACAGAAATATTGATTGCTATTTGTTCCCAGATGGGGAGAAACGGATCGGAATTGGTTTAGTGTGCGTGATATAATTAATTGAGTTTAGGCTGATTTTTTATCAGAAAAGCTAAACTTTCTAAAAGGCTAGAATGCCTACTGTGTAAGGGTTTCTACAGTTCGCACAAAAGCAGAAAAACAGGACTCTAAAAGGCTAGAATGCCTACTGTGTAAGGGTTTCTACAGTTCGCACAACCAAAAGAAAGACAATCAAGAAACCCGCAGAATAATATCCTTCGCGGTGCTATCAACACCCAAGGATCTGTAAACCTCCATCTATTAAACAAAAGGTTCACCATGTCAGACATTATACGATCAGTCCGTGCTGAATTAACTCTAGGGAATAGAACTATTGACTGTTATCTGTTCCCGAATGGAGAGAAACGGATCGGAATTGTTGGGGCCGGAATTGCAATCGGTCGGGGGAAAGATTTCTTGGGGCGTTTATTAAAAAGTGAATCAGAAGTTCTTAAGTCTTTGCTAGGGCTTGGTTTTTCTGGTACGACTCAGGACTCTGAAATAAAGAAAGCTAGAGGGACAACCCGAAGCAAGACTATCTCATCCAGAGACTTTACGAAGTTAATCACATGGGATGCGGTAGTTAACAATAATCAAGATTCCATTATTTTGTTGGCTGCGTTTGCCGAGACGGGGTTGGATGACATATTGGAAAAAGTCTTCACACGGCAATCGTTGGACTTTCTGTTGGAGAAAATAGTCCACTATAGTAAATGGACTATGGAAGACTTACAAGAAGCCCTCGATGCAAATAACGATGATTGGAGAGTGATCAGGGAACAAGAGCAGTTTTTATTAGAGGGCTAAACATCAAATTTGTTTAACAGGTTAGTATGGGATATATGCTACTCTTAACCCCATGCTAACTCTAAAATTCGTTGCTAACGGCTCCAAAGATTGGTAAACTAAGAAGATTAGCAAATTAAATTAATTCATATTATGATTACAACTCCCGTCATCAAAGCAAACCAATCTAACGCGGCTCCCACCGAAGTTCAGATGAAGTTAGCGATCGCGCAAGTCCTATCACTTCCATTTGCCTACAACTCCCCCGTAATTGTCCTAGATTTTGAGGTAGGTAACGGGAATGTGATCAAGGGTAGATTTAAGGATGCTTCCCGACTCCGTATATTTGAATTTGAGATTGATGACTCCATAAATTTTAAGCCATTTACCTGGAAAAGAATAGACAGCGCGGATATCGATCCAGTGGTGTGGGAAGAATTTTCTAAAGGGTACACCTATCGGTATGACGCAGTTAAAACCAAGAGGAAGGAAAAACCTAAGTGTGGCAATACCTCCTATAACTGCGGGAAGGCTTGTATTAGCTTAAATAAGAACTGCAAGTCAGACCCCCCTGATAAACCTTCCCAGGAAAAGCTGGACAAAGTTAAAGCTATGGCGGGAGGGTTTAAGGAGGCTCAGGATGATCCGGCTAAGAGACAGGAGAATAACAAGCTGACACCGAAACCAGCAGGAAAGTGGGATGATGCTGCTTCTCGGTTGGGGGCGGATCAAGTCTTGTCTTCAGGAATAGCAGAAGCAGACCCCAGTAAAATCCAGGTTGACCCCAAAAGATTTCAATACAAGATCATTGGCGAACAAACCAAGTCGGGAGAAGTCGGGAGTTTGTCGGGAGTTAAAACGTGGGATTCTAACCTGGGTGGCATCCTTCAAGTTTGGCAAGATCCCAAAGATGGCGGTGTTTATGTCGTGAACGGTCACAACCGACTTGCATTAGCTAAAAAACTAAATGCTGAATCTGTCACTGTAAAATTAATTGATGCTAAATCTCCAGAAGAAGCCCGTGCTATTGGTGCGTTAACAAATATCGCAGAAGGTCGAGGCAATGCTCAGGATGCAGCTAAATTCTTTAGAGATTCTGGTTTAACAAAACAAGACCTAGAGAAAAAAGGCGTACCCATGAGGGAGAAAATAGCTGAGGACGGGCTGGCTTTAGCTAGTCTAAGTGACTCTCTATTTAATAGAGTGGTACAGGGTCAAATCCCCGAACAAAGGGCTGTTGTAATTGGTTCTAAAATTAAAGATCACCGCCAACAACAAGACTTACTAGAGTTAGTGGAAAAAGAAGAGAAAAAAGGCAAAAAGATCACTAATGACACCATAGAGGAATTGTCTGATATGGTAACAAATGCCCCAACAGTAACCGAATCTCAGGGTGGCTTATTTGATTTGTTGGGATTTTCCCCTGAATCTCGCTCTTTGGCTATTGAAAAAGCCCAGATTCAATCTGCTATAAAAAGACAGTTGCAAAGGGAAAAGCGTTTATTCTCAACTGTTGGGAAGTCAAAAGCTGCCTCAGATTTAGCCAAAGCAGGAAATAAAATCAACGTAGAGGAGTCAAGTGAAATTGCTGATATTGCAGAAAAAGCACTAGGGGCATTTGATCAAGAAAAAATGCTAACAGGAAAAGTCTCGACACTTTTGAATCAAGCAGCAGAAAAATTAGCCAATAATCAAAAAGGTTCTGCTAAAATAATAAAAGAAGTATATGAACAGGTACTAGATGAACTACAAAAAACTTACCGATTTGGAAAAAAACCGAGTTCTTGATGAGGTTGTAGCGTATAATCGTCTACTTGAAGACAAGAATCGGTTAGCTACCCAAAAGACAGAAAACAGTCAAAAGTCAAAACAATATTAAAAGAGGGTTTTGAGGGTGCAGAGGGTAACTGAAACGGTAAGATGGAGGAGGTGTTAAAGCCTTCCTTTTTTATATTAAAATTAGGATATATTTTACTTTTAACCCTATGCTATCCCTAAAATTCGTTGCTAACCAAGTCCAAAATTACCTCAATAAATTAATCAGAAAGTTTCAGAACCTCACACCTGAACTGCATAAAGTCGGGCAGTTTATGGTGGCATCAACCGATGAGAACTTCCAAAAGGAACAGAGTCCTTATGGGGAGAAATGGGAACACCTAGCCCCATCAACCCTTAAATACAAGGCTAGTCGGGGTTTTATTATGCAAATACTACAACGCCAAGGATTGTTGCGATCTTCTATTCGATATCGGATTGAAAAAGGAAGGGTTGAGGTAGGGACTCCATTGCCCTATGGCTCCTATTTACAAAAAGGCACTAAGAAAATGCCTAAACGTCAATTTTTAGGAGTAAGCCAACGGAATCGTCAGGAGATTATTGCTATTCTAAAGGGATCTCTTCGTTAATCTCGACAAGATTATCAACAAGACCTGGGTTAATTTCTTGGGGGATTCCTTCCTCGATGATTTTCAAAGTTTCCTTAGTCCAGGTGAGGATCAGTCTTTCCGTTTCCGATTGATCCTCAGAAATTAACGAAGCGATAATCAACAGTTCTATAAAATCCGTCCGCCGCTCCCCCATTAAAATCCGTCGAATTGTCTGCCAATCCCACCCACTTTTCTCGCTAAATTCCATCATTCCAAGATTTGCATTTATAAGATCTCGTCGAATTGACCGACCGAGAGCGCGATAGGGAGCCAATGCACCAGATCCTAACGTTTTCTTAGAAGGGTACTCTCTTTTTGTAATAGTCATTATTTATATCTAAATCATTGATTTAATTTTAGTCTATTTTCTTGTATAGAAATTATTTTTTTGCACCCTCTTTAAATGACTGATAGGGTGCGTTATTCTTTAAAAAGAATTATTTGTTTTTTGTATTGAGAAATGGTTGAAATCAGGCTCGATGCTCCAACTAAATTTAGGGTAATAAGAACTGAGGATGGTCGTCTCCATTGTGAGGGGTCTTTTTGTTGTGACGGGGTGTTGGAGTATCGTCAGCCTGATGGCTCCATAGTCCACGAACTCAGGAGACCGGAAACCAATGCAGAACTGGCCACAGTAGAGAGTTTCAAACTCCTCCCCCTGGTGATAGAACATCCCTATGTTGGACTTCTTAATAGCGAAAGCTACAAGGATTACACGGTAGGGATGACTGATTCTTCTGCTTATTATGACAAGACTGAAGGGGTGATCAAAGGCTTGGTGTCGTTTTTTGATGCTAAGGCGATCGCCCTAATTGATGCAAGGGAAAAGGAACAACTATCTGCTGGATATACCTGCGACATCAAGCAAGGGGAAGGGGTGTGGAATGGGCAACACTATGACAGGGAACAGATTAATGTCCGTGCCAACCATTTGGCTTTGACGAGCCGAGGAAGGGCAGGGGGAGATGTTCGCCTCCGATTAGATAGTGCTGCGGGGATTGGGCAAGCTGTCGCAGGGCAAGCTGTCGCAGGGCAAGCTATCGCAGGGCAAGCTATCGCAGGGCAAGCTGTCGCAGGGCAAGCTGTCGCAGGGCAAGCTGTCGCAGGGCAAGTCATCGAAAACCCTAGCAACCCTAACAAAACCAATGATAATGGAGATAATGAACAGCGTATGGCAATAGTTAGATGCGATGGAGTTGAGTATTCAGGAATCCCTGAATCTTTCGCTTCCATTAGCGGTACTCGATTCCGTGAATTGAAAGAATTAAAGGAACGCCACGATTCGCTTGTTACACGGTTTGATACTACGAGTCGGGAGAACCGGAAGCTAGAAGCCGCACGGGAAAATTACCAGTTCCGGTTAGATAACCTAGAGATCATCGTAGACAATGCCGATAATGTCCTTGGTGAATTAGGTTATTACCGGAATGACATGGGGCAGTACGTCCGCGTTGACGGAGGCAAAAAGAAAATGATGCCTCCCGTTCCCGAAGATGAAGAAATGATGGAAGAGGAGGACAATGAAGAAGAAGAAATGATGGAAGAATGGGATGTTGCAGAGGAAGAAGAAACTATGACTTCCAGAAAGAAAAAAAAGTCCAAGCCTCGTGTTGATAGCAACGATGAAGATGAGAGTGCTTGTCGGGGTGATTCGGTCGGGGATCTTTTGGCGATATGGAAGGAAGCCGACAGTTTGTTGCCAGGGTTCTCTGACGCTCGGTTTGATAGTAGCTTCTCTATTAGCGACATCAAACGCACTTTGTTAGCTGAAATCGAACCCAATATGGATTTGACGTTTCGATCCGATTCTTATGTAGACGGGGTTTTTGCCTACGTTCAGGAGAATTACGATTCTTCCCCCACCGATCCAGGTGATAAAGAAGAAGGGGATGACGAGGAGAAAGACGATGGAGACGATGGAGACTCAGAGGAGTTCTCCCATCGCCTTGATTCGATGCTCAAAAGACCTGCTCAATCTACCTACGGAGATGAACTCACCGAAGGGGAAAGACGACGGGTGCATGCCTATAAGCAGCCTTTAACGATAGGAAAAACACGCATGGGGGTTACTAGATAATGCGGTACAACTACAATCTTCAATTTGATCGGGCGACTCCTGGCATGGGCGAGGGATCTATTAATTTTCCGAGAGTCAAAGCCCTTGTTTCTGTAAAGAATGCTGTTAAAGAGGTTTGGACTCTGGCGATTCCTGCCTCCCCTACTTCTAGCACTGTATATACCGTCAGGTTAAACAACGGACTAGGCACGGCACGTTTTACAACCGACGCTAGTGCCACTCAAGCGGAACTGCAAGCTGGTTTATTGAATGCAATCCGAGTAAACCCTGCTTTTGGGCGACGGGGGATTGCAAGTGTTAGTGGGAATAACGTGCTATTCACGGCACTGGAATATGGTATCGAGAACATCCTGGTAGTTACTGGTGCTAGTTTAACGGCAACTGTAACCACGGCGATGATTATTCCTCTCCCCGTACCATTCGGTCGGTTTGTTGCCAGAGCAAACACCGAAACCGACCCCAAAGTTGCAGGACTTCCTACTGCTACCACTGACGTAATCTTAGGGATTACTCGAATCGTCAAAGACATCGAAATGCAACCTTTGATTTATCAAGGTGCAAACTATAGTGGGACAACTTACCCCTATCAGGATGTGATGGACGTGGTTGACCGGACAGGGGAATCGTCAGGGATCTGGGTTGAATGTGTCGAGACGGATATCACAATCAATGATGCCGTCTACGTCTCTGTTGCTGCGGGACACGAGGGGAAAGCAACAAAAGTGACAAGTGGTACAATTAATATCTCCGCGAAGGCTGAGTTCAAATGTTCCCCTGTGGTCACTAGCACTGGCGCGGTGTGCGTTTTAATCGGCTTCAATGTTCCTTAATATAGAAAGAACTTAAACTATGATGAACTTTTCCGGGACTACAAGGTTGGATGCTGATGAAATCGGGACGTTCTTTGGCACCCTGATGGACTTAGAAGCTCAAGTAGATAAGGAGTTCGATCTTGCGGACTATCCTTTCGCTGCTGGAGTCATTTGCCCTCTCAACATCCAAAACAAGCCCTGGGCAAAAACCTGGGGATATCGGTGGCTCCGTCACGTCGGGCAGTTCAAATTAATCCGAAACTACACCACAGACCTTCCCGAAGTGGAACTGGTCTATGGCGAGATGAAGATGCCGATCCATAAATGGGGACAAGGTTATAGCGTTTCCGAGGATGATATCGCGGCTGTCAGTCGAATGGGCGAGAGCATTGAGGAGGACAAAATCTGGACAATTCAAGAAGCCGCACAACAAAAAATCAATCAGTTGGTGGCAAACGGAGATTTAGAAACAGGGATGCCAGGGTTTCTAAATCACCCCCAAGCCCTGCGGTCTTATGCTCCCTTCCCTTTAAACGGGTCTGCAACATCACAGCAAAAGCTGAGTGTGTTAAATGATTGTGTTAATGCTCCGACTCGGTTGACCAATAATCGAGAGAAGCCTGACACTTTGCTGATGGATTCGGAAACTTACGAACACCTCTCCTCGGATATCATTCAAATTGGTACATCTGCCTTAGATCGCACAGTGTTGGAACACTTCTTAAAAGTCAACTCCAACATCAAAGAAGTCGGCGTGGTGTCCGAGATGGCTCCCGAATATTTAGAGTCGATTGGTTTGGCTCCTACCCGCTTTATTCAGGCTTTCCGTCGAGATCCCAAAAAAGTCTCTGCTAAGATTTATCAACCATTAAAGTGGACTGATACTCGTCCCATTGGTGTTGATTCTTTCTGGCGTGGTGCCAAGTTT